GGGACTGGTTTTGGGGACAGAACGAACTGACCTACGACAAGCACTTAAATATTGTGCGATCCGAGACTCCTCGTGTTCGTCCGAAAGTGTGGTTCAATCATATAAACGAGAAGTGAACGCAATCGAAGCCGAGATGAAACGATGGGGACGAGCTACCTATCGCCAGTTCCAACAAATCTACAAGGAGAGTGATCGTGGTAGTGAGATGGACAGCAGTAAGCGTGTGTTAAGTAAGCTTGCACCACAACTAGCAGTACCTGTTGAAGACTTCTTTAACCGATTTGCCAGTGATGACAGTCCGTCCATGCCGTTGTGGTTGTGTTACATCGCAGACTTTCACCCTCAAATGGTAGCACAGATAGCGTTGAAGACGGTTCTTGATAAGATGTACGCAGATGTCCGTCACTTTACAACACTAGCCGGGGAAGTAGGCAAAGCCTTTGAAGAGATCGCACGACAACGAGTAGCAGAACAGACTGTGCCTAAGAACAGGATGTTTGGTGTACGTGTACCGAAAAGTAAACGGTCAAAGATGCAACGCTTTTATAATGTTGAAAAGAATAACCGACGGTTCAGTTGTTGGGAGAGACGACACAAGATAGCGTTGGGTGCGTGGTTGTTGGGTGAGATAAAGGCTCATACTGGATTGATTGACACACGAGTCGAACGGATGGGAAAGAAACAACGGAAGCTTGTGTTCCTGACTGATGAATTTACTGACTGGGTACGACGGTTTGATACATGGAAAGAGATGCTTGATCCGATGCGTATGGCGTTGCCAACAAAACCGAGAGACTGGGTAGACTTTTACAACGGTGGATACGAGAGCTTTGACGATCCGTTTGTTATGAACCGACCGAACGGTAGTAACTACGACTTCGCAAGCATGAAGAATCTTTACGTGTCCGTGAATAATATTCAGCAGGTAAAGTGGAAAATTAACACGAAGATTTTAGATGTTGCTCTAAAGTGTTGGGAATTGGAACGGGTCTTTGACTTTCATGAAGTACCACTGCAACCGTACCTTGAGAACGGTAACGAACGACCTGAAGAACTGAGACAATGGAAGTTTAAACAGGACAAGATACGACGGATGAATGAGAGTAATCGTGGTCGTCGTTTACAACACGCTAAGATATTACACCTAGCTAAGAAGTATAAGGAGTGGGATGAAGTATATTTTCCGGCACGTGTTGATTACAGAGGTAGGGTATATTATATGCCAGCTTATCTGCACCCACAAGGTAACGACTTAGCACGTGGTTTGTTGTTATTCGGTGATGGTCAACAGGTTATGGATGAAGACGACCTTGAAAGACTGTTGATCCACGGAGCTAATGCATGGGGTGTAAAGGGTAGCATTGAAGAACGGTTGCACTGGGTAGGTAAACATCAGAAGTGGTTTCTTGAAACAGCAGAAGACCCAATGACTAACGACTGGTGGATGGAAGCGAGTGAACCGTTTGGATTCCTAGCGTTTTGTTTTGAGTATCAACAGTTTACGAAAGAAGGATATGGTTACGTTTCTCACTTTCCTGTACGTATGGACTGTAGTAATAACGGTATGCAGATATTACATTTGTTATTACGGGACGAGACCCACGCCAAGCACTGCAACTTGATACCTGACCAACCTGTAGGAGATATGTATCAGCACATAGCTGACCTTGTGTACGAACGGTTGAAGGATCAGTCAAGTGACAGTTATATAGCTAGTCAATGGTTCAAACACGGAGTAACAAGAGCTATGGCTAAGGCTGCGGTGATGAATAAACCATACGGTCAATCGTACTATCACGTCCTTGGTAACTTCTTAAGTATCATTGGGGACGACCATCCGTTTCAAGAGGGAGAGAACATCGACGGTATTAATTACCTAGCCGAACAGTTTAACACGGTAGCTCGTGAGCAGTTGGAGAGTGTTGTCCGTATACAGAAGTTCTTACGTGGTTGTGCCAATGCAATAGGAAATCAGATAATCAGATGGTCTACACCAAGTGGATTTAAAATTGTACAAGGACTGACGAAACGAAAGAAGTCAAAGGTACGCACGATCATTGGCAATATTATCACATGGATAGACTTTAATTTAGAAACAGATGATATTGATCCGAGACAACAACGGACATCTATCACTGCTAACTTTATACACGGCATAGATGCAGCTGTTGTTCACCGATTAGCGTACGCAATGCCGTACGACATGGGGTTTGTTCACGACTGTTTCATCTGCCACGCATCCAACGCCCGTAAAGTACACCAAGACGTACGAAAAACATACAAGACTTTCTTTTCAATTGACTTACTAGCCGAGTTCAGATGTGAGTTATTGAATCAACACCCGACAGCAAAGTTGCCTGACCTGCCTGAACTTGGGACGCTTGACGTTTCGCAAATAGATCGAGCAATGTACCTGCTGTCTTAATAATACATAATAAAAACACTAAGAGAAATATGAGTATACAAAGTAGAAAGAAACACGCAGTTATTAAAGTAAAAGGAACAGCTAAGTACTGTCACCTGAATGAACCTAACAAACGGTTTGAACCTGAGTTCGGTACGTACAGCTGTGATTTGATTGTCAGTAAAGAGGAAGCTGAGATGTTACAAAACACGATACGTCCGTTGTACGAAGAGGAGTTAAAGCAAGTACAAGAACAACACGCTGGTAAGAAGATCGAGCAGAAAGGATTACCTATCACTGAGACAGATGAGGGTACGCTTGTTAAGTCTAAGTTGAAAGCCGGAGGCAGACGCAAAGACGGAAGCGTGTACAGTCTATCCATTGCGTTGTTCGATAGCCAAGGCAAACCGTTACCTGAAGATGTTAAAGTATGGGGTGGTAGTAAAGTAAACATGGCTATTCGTCCGAGGTTTTGGTACACAGCGATGGCAGGGTTCGGTGTATCGTTTGATCTGCAAGCTGTTCAAGTAATAGAACTACAGAACGGTGGAGTCAGTGCGATGGCAGCTGATGCATTCGGATTCACCAGTGAAGAAGGATTCGTAGCTAACGGAGGAGAAACCCTAGACCAAGTATTCGATGCGGAAAAAGAGACGGAAGTCACAGCGAACTTCTAACCGTTATCGTTCAGGTTTCGAATCTAAATTAGCACACCAGCTTAAACGTAGTGGTGTTGACTTTGAATACGAGACGCTATCTATTGAATATCAAAAGGTTAGCACGTACACTCCTGACTTCATACTTCCTAACGGCATCATCATAGAAGCCAAGGGAGTATGGACGACGGAGGATCGTGCTAAACATATACTTGTGCGAAAGCAACACCCACACCTAGATATACGGATGGTGTTCATGCGAGCAAGTAACAAGATAAGCAAGAAGTCTAAGACTACGTATGCTATGTGGTGCGAAAAGAAAGGAATTAAATATGCAGATAAAATCATACCAAAGTCATGGCTTTCACACAAACACATCAACCCTGTGACAAGTGTGGGTCAAGTGACGGAGCAGCAACCAACGATGACGGAAGCACCTATTGTTTCGTGTGTCAAAATTATAGTGGACAAGGAGGAGGAGTGAGCAAACCAACACCGAGAGAGTTTCTTACTGGCGAACCTAAAGCTATACCAAGACGCAACCTGACAGAAGATACGTGTCGTAAGTGGGGATACTGGGTAGGACAGATAGGAGGAGAGGCTGTACAGATAGCTAACTATAAGACACGAGACGGTAAGCCTGTGGCACAGAAGATCAGGTACGCTAACAAAAGCTTCAGTGTTCGTGGTGAGTTAGTTGGTCTGTACGGTCAGCACCTATGGAAAGAGAAGGGACGACGTGTTGTTGTGACTGAAGGAGAGATAGATGCAATGTCAGTATCTCAGGCAATGGACAACAGATACCCAGTCGTCAGTGTACCGAACGGAGCAAGTGCTGCAAAGAAACACGTGGCACAAGCTATCGATTGGTTAGAGTCTTTCGACAAGGTGATCTTCTGTTTCGACATGGACGACGTGGGACGTAAGGGAGCGAGTGAATGTGCAGCGTTGTTAACACCGGGTAAAGCACACATCGCAGAGCTACCACTGAAAGACCCGTCTGATATGATCACTGCGTACAAGTCGAAGGAGTTGGTGTCGTGCTTGTATGAAGCAGTCGAGTACAGACCTGACGGAATCGTAAACGGTAAGGACTTGTGGGAGTTGGTAAGTAATACTGACGAACATAAAGCAGTGCCGTATCCGTACTATAGTTTAAACGAGTTAACCCACGGCATGAGACTAGGAGAATTAGTTACGGTATGCGCGGGTAGTGGAATAGGAAAGTCTCTGTTCTGTCGTGAGGTTGCTCATCACCTGCTAAGTCTTGGCGAGACGGTAGGTTATATAGCACTGGAGGAATCCGTCAGGCGTACAGCTCTTGGTATCATGGGTATCCATCTGAACAAACCATTACACCTTGAAGACGAACAGCTAGACACGGAAGCATTGCGTCCTGCGTTTGAAGAGACGGTAGGTAATGGAAAGTTCTACACCTACGATCACTTCGGAAGTATGGACAGTGACAACTTGCTAGGTAAGATACGTTATCTGATAAAAGGATTCGATTGTAAATGGATATTCCTAGATCACCTATCAATTGTTGTCAGTGGTATAGCAGGAGATGACGAACGACGATTGATTGATAACACGATGACCAAGCTACGTAGTCTTGTTGAAGAGACAGGGTGTGGCATGGTGTTGGTCAGTCACTTGAAGCGAGTGGATAGTGGTCACGAAGAAGGAGGACGAGTAAGTCTACACCATCTGAGGGGCAGTCAAGCTATAGCACAGCTGTCGGACATGGTCATCGGACTGGAACGCAACCAACAGAGCGACAAAATATCGAATGAAACACGAGTGCGAGTCTTAAAAAATCGGTTTAGCGGTCAGACAGGACATTGCACCACACTTAACTACGACACAGAAACCGGACGATACACAGAAGATAAGAACGTCTTCGAAGATACAACAACTAACAACCCATTCTAATATATGAAAACACTATTCTTTGATATAGAAACAAATGCGATAGAGGACTGGTCGAACTTGTCTGACTTAAAGACGGTTCACTGTCTATCTATCTACGACCCTACCACACCTA